AATACGGCAAAACGGAGGGCTCCGGTCACGAAGTGTGTTGTAGGCATCACTACGTGGAGCATAATAGGACCTCTCCAAAAACGGAATGGAGCAGCTACGAAATCCATGTAGGTTATGGACAAATTTGTGGTGCCGACGGTCTCATTCACCAATCTCATGCACGGTGTAATCACGGCTGAGTATAGCTGCGTTCCAGGCGCGTTAGTAGCGGACCACGTTACATTCTGTAAAAAGGAAGGTATACTTAACAACGTATCTAAACTCATTTCGTCGTGTGTAGTACTAAAGTGAGCCACAGTTGTTGGTGCCAGCTCACTAGAGACAATAGACAACTTATCAAAAGGGGACGTTTTATCAATAGTATTATTTCCCATCGCATTCCCTTTATCGTTCGTGAACAGACAATCTCCATCTTGTTTTCCCTGTCCATATTGGAAAACTTGTCTAGTCCATCCTTCGTTATATGTGCAACTTTAGATACAAAGTGAGCTGCAGACTCAACCAAGCCTGCTCCTCTAGCAGCCGTAGCAGTAATTCCGCGAAACCCATTCACGAGTCTTAGCATTTGGGGCTGATCCACAAAGCGTCGCAATGTTCGGTTATAAGCCTTAGTTCCAAGGGCCATTGTCAGTGGTAAACCACGTGGCAAATGAAAGGAACTATTTACTAGCCTCACCCAAACTGATATTGTAACACTCGGTGAAGTCCCGGTGCTTACTCTCAGAGCGTCAAATACATGAATGCTAAACATTCCCATACTGCCAATCGGGTCGTCATTATTTGCTGTCAAAGCGTCTATGTAGTTCGTGGGAGCTACGAAAGGTAAGCGGACGCTCTTAGGAGTAGGTGTATTGGCATGAATGTAGCCCAAACTGATATTAGAAATCATAACCTTATCAGTCACTGGTCTAAAGTTCTCGTATGCAGTTCTGGAACACTGAGGGGCCCAAGTTAAAGCTAACAATCCCGAATGCCATTGGGTCGAATTGACGATAATTTCTATCTCTACGTCACCTCTCCAGTACTTAAAATTTTGAAAGCCCTGCAACAATTGTTGATCCTGCAACAGATCCAATGGAGTATTAAAATCAACAATTATTGTCCCATCGGGCTGTGCGGTACTCCACTGATAAGATCCAACATTAAATTTCTTATTGGCGATAACAGAGTACTCC